CAAGTCTTCCTGTCGATAACACCAGTCACAGCGAGATCCGACGCATCCTGAAACGCTCGCACCGCCTTACTAACGGCGAGATCGTAGCGGCCATCAAGGGGACCATCGTAATGACCCAGTTCCGTCAGCCTGCTCTGTGCCCACAGCACCAGCGCACCACGATCACCAGTATCTAGTGAATGGCGATACGGAAGTACCGCATCACTTTCAGATGGCGTCTCGGTTGTGTGGATACGGGCTTTACGGTTATCGCCTACCATAGTCCTGTATCCTAAGGCAGTTGCGATCTTGATTGCGGGAGCGTTCCGGGAGTGTCGGTAATGGGTGCAAAGCCTTCGTGGAAGTTGCGTCGCCGTGCCGTCTTTGGCTCCATGCTCTTCGGGGCAGCGATCATCGTGTATGTGGCGTTCCGCTGGGATGACACAGCACTCGCGCAAACCCTGGCTCTCTCAGGCTTCGGACTGATCGGTGCTGTGGTCGCCGCCTACATTGGTGGCGCAGCGTACGAGGACGTACGGCTCAGGCCAGACGCACAACTTTACGTTACACGCTCGGCGACCCAGGATGACTACTCGCTAGAGGCGGACGAATATCAGGAGGGGAAATGATGTGGACTAAGGCTTTCTGGATGGACGCCACCGAGAGGGCTATCAAGACATTTGCACAGGTGATCCTGGCCTTGGGGGTCGCTGGCGCTCTAAACGCCTTCGCTGTGGACTGGATGACCGTCCTGGGTATCGGCCTCGGTGCGGTGCTGCTGTCTTACGCCTCTTCGATCACGACTGCTGAGATCCGTAAGAGTGGCACGGCGAGCCTCGTCAAGCCCGAGTAGTAACACCACATAACTGAATAACGTTAGGAGTGGCGCGTGAACTTTCAGGAGCAAGCCATCAGCATCGCGGCACTCATCGCAGCCGTCACAGCCATAGCAATCTTCACATACCGCGTCTACAAGATCGCTCGACGCATCGACGACACCCTCGGGGTGGACAAGGAAGGCCGAACCATTAGCGACAGGCTTCAGCGAGTCGAGCATCAACTGTTCCCTAACGGCGGTACCAGCCTGAGCGACAAGATCACGCGCGTCGAGAGTGAGCAGCGTGTCATGCAGGGGAAACTAGATACGGTTGAGACAATCGTGAACAGTCTACTGAGGGAGAGCAAGTGAGCGTATGGCTGAAAGATCTGAATAAAGTGCTGAAGAAAGCAGGCGTACCCGTTATCCAAGAGAAGTACACGCACGGACCGTACAGCGGGAAGACCTGGAAGACCGTGGGTTTCAACGGGCAGGGATACAGGGCCTTCGATTTCATTCTCTGGCATCACGATGCTTCGCCGCAGGGCGATTCGCCCGGTGCGCTCGAATGGATGAAATACATGGAGATCGCCCCGGCTGGTGCTATCTGGGTCTGCTCAGGCTGTAACGGTAAGCACGCGTCTGGGACTTGGCATTTGATCGCGGCTGGCCTGTCGAATCACGCAGGTACAGGCGGCAACGACCCGAAGCGACGCGGTAACACTTGGGGAGTGCCGGTCGATGGGATGAACGCCGTCGCCCTGGGTATCGAAACCGATCATACCTATGGGGAGCGCTGGACCGGGCCAAAGAAGCAAGCCCAACTGAACTCCCTGCGTCGGGGCACGGCAGCGATCATGCTCGCTTACGACCTGAACCCGAAGCCTGGACTGATGCGACATCTGGACTGGACCAACGGTCTGATCGACGGTAACGGCAAGTTCGTCACCTACGGGCGTAAGAACGACGTAGACGGCCTAGATTTGGCTGACGAGCGTAGGCGCGTGAAGCGCATCATGGCGGCCCTGAGTGCCGCTGAGGACCCGGCAAAGGTCACTACAGAGGAAGCGATGGGCCAGCAGCCCCGAAGCCTCCTTCGTCGCCTATTCCGCCGAGCCGATGCCTAAGCCAAGCCTCGCCGAAGCGTTAGCAGGGCAACAGCCTAGATACGGTGGACCGTCCTGCCGAGTCTGCGATCTGCTACCGACACTACCCGACGAAGACGCCAAAGCACTCCGCACAGCGTTCGAAGACAGACGCTACACAGGCACCATGATCGTGAACGCACTCAAAGACTACGGCGAGGATATGTCTATCAGCACGGTCCGCAGGCACCGTCGCAGAGAGTGTTCCTCCCAAAGATCGTAGGTCGAGCGCTCCCTACACGGTGGGGAGGGGTGGCGATCCCCCTCTCGTTGCCCCTCCCTACCACCGAGTAGCGCGACACGTTAGACACTAAACAAAGGGAAGCGTTACGCCGGTAACGGATATTCTTGTTGCTGGCGGAAGGCGGTGCGGGTATGTCTGAGAGTGCTTCGATAGAGAGCCGGATCGACGATGCGGTGATGGCTTATCTGCGTGAGACTTATGAGGCTCCTGCGATCTTGACTGGCTGGGTTGTCGTGGCTGAGTTTGTCGATACTGACGGGACTCCTGAACTTGCCGCGTTCGCTTCGACGGGTATGCCGTATTGGAAGATCAACGGAATGATTGAGGCTGCACCGCATGAGATGGAGTACGCCTACGAGGATGAGGACGAGGATCTGTGAGCGATCTTGCCGCTACCCTCGATGATTGCGTTACTCGTGTCGGTGAGATGCCTGACGATGAACTGATGGAGTCTTCGCTGCTGGTTGAGCGTGCGTTAGTGCACATGCTTGTTGAGCAGCAGTTGCGCGTGAACGCCAGCGTGTCGTACCTACGCAGCGTCTAACTCATGTCACGATTCGGTGGTGGCGTACTTCACGCAGAACCGCGAGATGAAGGCAGATGGAGTCTGGAACTTCACTCTGCCTGCCTGGGTTGTGGAGTTACCTGACGGTAGCCACTTCAACGTCTGCCCGAACGCTGGAGCCTGCGCAAAGTTCTGCTACGCACGGAATGGGACTTTCCTGTTCCCGAAGGTTCGCGGGAAGCACCTGAGCAACCTCGAACTCGTCAAGGACGATCCTCTGTGGACTGCGGCGTTGGCGGAGGAGTTGGCGCACAAGCGCTTCAGGCCCACAGGAATAAGCCGAGTCATACCGGGACTAACGGACGTAACGCATCTGTCTCCGCGTGTGCAGGCTTGGATTCGTGACGGTGGCGCGGCTGTCCGTATCCACGACTCTGGAGACTTCTTCTCTCGGGAATATCTGCTTGGATGGGTCGGTCTGGCGAATATGTTCCCCGACATCCTGTTCTACGCATACACGAAAGAGGTCGCGTTACTCAGGACTGTCGATCTGCCGGACAACTTCCTCATCATCTTCAGCATGGGTGGCAAGCAGGACCACCTCATCGACCCAGACGCCGATAGGCACGCTGATGTGTTCCCCGATGCGCAAGCGATAGAGGACGCTGGCTACATGACGCAGCACCAGTCAGACCTCCTGGCTGTCCTGCTCCCCACGACGCGTGTCGGTATCCCACAGAACAACATCCCGCACTTCAAGAAGCGTCTCGCTGGCCGCACCTTTGCGGAGGCGCAGCGTGACAGGGTGAGGCACAGGTGAAGGCGTGGATCGGGATGCTGGCGGAGAGGGCTGCCTGCCGGAACGCCGACCCCGGCCTCTTCGATAACGTCGATGGGCCTCTCGTCTATTACGCGTTAGCGTACTGTCAGCGTTGCGATGTCGTGAAGGAGTGCGACACGTTCGTGAGGCCACGCCGATCCCTGTATGACGGTGTTGTGGCTGGAAGGTTGTGGCGGAATGGCAGGATCGTCGATGCCGCTCAGGATTCCTTGTGGGACGCGGTAAACTAACACGATGAAGCAGCAGGCAGCGCTCACTCCACTTCAGGTATTTGTTGTCTCGCTTCACGAGTTATTCTTGGCGTTTCGTGAGGCGGGATTCACGGAGTCGCAGGCGATGTTCCTTACGGCGCAGAGGATGAACGCAGATGCACGGAGATGACACAGGCTCAGGCCGGGACGAGTTCACTGAACTAGGGTCCTCCGGTCTGCGGCGTTCAGGCGGGATCATCAATGAAGAGTTCCTGCCGAACCTTCAAGGCGTCAAGGGCTTCAAGGTCTACCGCGAGATGCGGGATAACGACCCCGTTGTTGGGGCGATGCTGTACGCGATCGACAAGGTCATCACTCGACTGGAATGGAAGGTCGAGGGTGAGGACGAGCGTACGGCTGTGTTCGTTCAGGAGTGCCTGGATGACATGAGCGATTCGTGGGATGCGACATTGCAGAACATCCTGTCGATGCTTGTGTACGGCTGGTCCTTTCATGAGATCGTGTACAAGATCCGTGGCGGCTTGACTGGCGACCCGAAGACGAACTCACGCTTCAAGGACCACCGTATCGGTTGGCGGAAGTGGCCTGTCCGGGCGCAGGAAACTCTTCAGGAGTGGATGCTGGACGAGCGTGGCGGTATCCAGGGAATGGTCCAGATGGATCCTTCTGGTGGCGGTCTGCACCGTATCCCGATCGACAAGGCTGTACTGTTCCGCACGACGACTAACCGCAATAACCCCGAGGGCTACTCGCTACTGCGTAACGCTTACCGTCCTTGGTTCTACAAGCGCAGGATTGAAGAGATCGAAGCGGTCGGTATTGAGCGTGACCTTGCTGGGCTGCCGATGGCGTTCGTGCCTCCCGAGTATCTGATGGGTTCGGCTAATGCCGCGCAGAAGGCTGTCCTTCAGGCGGTCACGGAGATCGTGCAGAACGTGAAGCGTAACGAGCAGGAGGGGATCGTGTTCCCCGCTGCCTACGATGAGCAGGGGAACCGGGTATTTGATCTTCAGTTGCTTTCGGCTTCCGGCGCGAGGCAGTTCGATACGGGCGCGGTCATTCAGCGTTACGACCAGCGCATCAGTATGTCGCTGCTGTCGGACTTCTTACTGCTCGGTAGCGACAAGGTCGGTTCGTTCGCGCTCGGCACCGCCAAGGTGGACCTGTGGACGCTAGCGGTGGACAGTATCGCTAAGACGATCGCTGAGGTCGTGAACCAGTACGCGATCCCGCGCCTGCTGAAACTGAACGCGATGCGGACCGACAAGATGCCTGAACTCACCTACGGTCAGGTGTCGAGCGTCGAACTCAGCGAGGTCGCGGACTACGTCTCGAAGTTGATGGGTGTCGGCGCGATCCTGCCTGATCCGGGACTGGAAGGACATCTGCGTTCGCTTGGGGATCTTCCCGAGTCTGAGCCGCTACTCTGATCCGATGCTGCTGTTTAAGGCGTACAGGAAGTCGCCAGCGCTGACGCAGGAGACTACGCCGAGCCAGCGCAGGATCACCCGCATCCTGAGTGAAGCGCAGCAGGCGGCTGCTCGGGAGTTTGGGGAGCGGCAGCGTGAGGTCGCTGATCTTCTGTCCCGTGGTCAGGTTGATCGTGTCGTGGCGATGCTGCCGACCGAGCCTTGGTTAGTGGCACAGCAGCAGATGGCGGATGAACTCCTGGGTGAACTGCTGGACGCGGGATCACGCGTAACGCTCCCTTCTATCCAGAAGGAAACCCTGTCATTCTCCTTTGACCGTGACCGTCCTGAGTCTGTGTCGTGGGCGCGGCAGCAGGCAGGCAGCCTCATCGCAGAGATCACAAGCGGTCAGAGGAATGTCGTCCGTGACGTCGTCGCTACCGCTGCGACTGGTGAAGCGGACTGGGGGGATGTTGCTCGTCAGGTGCAGGGATCTATCGGGCTGACGACGCAGCAGGCAGGCTGGGTGTCTAACTTCTATGAGCGTTCGTTCTCTAACGCTATCCGTGGTGGGGCGAGCAGCAGTCGGGCAGCAGCGATAGCGAGCGACCAGGCGGCTCGGTACCAGACGAGCGTGCACCGTTACCGTGCTAACACGATCGCTCGTACTGAGACGATGCGTGCCGCTAGCGAGGGCAGGATGCAGGCCTGGGGCCAGGGGCTAACGGACGGCTTCATTTCTCCACTGTGGGAGAAGGAATGGATCGCGGAGGCTGACGGTTGCGAGATATGCCTCGGTATGAACCGCAAGAAGGTGAAGGTTAAGGAATCGTTCTCGGTGGGGGAGCCTCCGGCGCATCCGAATTGCCGCTGCGATGTGCTGCTTGTTCCGCCGAGCGTGAAGCCTCAGACCGGGGGTGGGCTTGGATTCACCGTCTCCGATGTCCTATTCAATCTTCCTATCGACGATCTGCTAGTGGCTGGCCTTCAGAATCTCCCGCTTCCGAGGGTGCCCGGCTGGGCGACTAGGCAGACGACGCCGGAGGTGACGCGACCAGCAGAACCGCCACGCTTCCCTGAGATCAAGGACAGGCCGTCATTCGATGAGGTCATGGAGCAGGCCGACGACATCTTTGATCGTGTCGCGGCGCAGGCGCAGAGTGAGATTACTGCGGGAAGAGAACTTGACCTAGGTGACCGTATCCTTCACGAGTTGTACAAGACGATGGGATACGACGATTTACCTATGGTCGCGGATGAAGACGTATTTCAGAAACTCGCTGAAGGGCAAACGATTTGGATGCGCGGCCTCCGCGATAAGTTAGCCAGCGCGAACAGTCCGCGTGTATCGGCGGCGGAACTTCTGGACGCGTTGCGGTCTGGCCGGTACTACGCCGGATACGGTGTGTTCGGTAACGGCACCTATACCACGAACGTAGCGGGTACCGCTGTTCAGTACGGTGGTGGCGAAATAGGCAACGTTGTGCGTATTTTGCTGTCCCCTGCCGCTAGGGTAATTGAGCAGAAGCAACTATTTGACCTTTACAGCGACTTCATAGATACCCAGCCTTCCGATAACGCCAAGCGGATCGCAAGCGACCTTGGGCGCTTTGCCGCCGCGCTCGGCTACGACGCGATCAGGGTTGATGGAGCCGGTTTAGGGGCAAATGAAGATTATTTGGTGATCCTGAACCGTGGGGCTACGGTAATTGCGGGGAGCAACGGACTGGGGCCAGGAGTGATTTCCTCACGGACGCTCATGCGAACCTGGAATGACGCCATCTCTGAGGACCCGAGCCTGCTGCAAACGTTCGACAGTATGTACAGTTACGCGATCAGCAGAGGCTTCACTTCGGTCTTGGATGGCGACAAGGTACGGGACATATCGGAATTCCTGTAGGGGAGATGACTAGGTGTCTGTAGCCAGCAATCCAGATGACTCACGCAGATTAGCGTTAGCGATGTACCGAGCCGACATGACTGGCGCGGAGCGTATTGATGCTGCTCGCGCGGCGATGCAGGCCGCGACCTGGAAAGACCTGCCACAATGGTTACGCAACATAGTCGCGGAGACAGAACGGGAACATGATGGATCTTCTTGATCGCGTGAACGCGCTAACGGATGACCAGTTGCAGATGGTCGCTGAGCGCGACGATGCCTCCGGTGTCCTCGCCGCCTATCGGCTCGCTGAGTTGCGTGGCCTGCCGTACCCGGACCGGGAGACTGTGATCTTGGGTGAAGGCTATGTCATTGTGGCGCAGAACGGACAGATCCAGAAACTCCCTATCGAATCTGTCAGCAAGGTCATCCGTGAGGAGTCTGGCGAGTACTGCGTGTATTCGGAGGACGGTGCGCGCTCGTTTGGCTGCTACCCGACGATGGAGCAGGCAGAGGAGCGGCTGCGCCAGATCCACGTGTTCCGTGCTGCGCTGCGCGAGGGATCTTTCGTTTCGTGGAACTCTTCTGGCGGTCGCGCTAGGGGCCAGATCGAACACATCATGTACGAGGGAACGCTCGGCGTACCGGATAGCGACTTCTCTATCAACGCCGAGCCGGACGATCCTGCGGTACTGATCCGTATCTGGCGGCAAGGCTCCGAGGGTTGGGCAGCAACCGAGACACTCGTCGGTCACAAGATGTCTACCCTCACGAGCATTCAGTCGCTGAAGAAGGAGACGAAGCGCGAAGACGATGAGGACTTCCCTCCTGAGGCGTTCGCTTATGTGCCTGATCCTGAATCTCCTTCGACTTGGAAGTTGCGGCTATGGGACTCGATGGAAGAGAAGGTAACCGCTGCTCAGGTGGGTCGTGCGCTCGCTGCGCTGGGACCGGGTGGCTTTCGTGGGAACAGGGTTCAGATCCCAGCGGAGGATCTTCCTGCTGTGCGCCGCAAGATCCTTGCTGCATGGCGGACCGTCCATGAAGCAGACGAAGCGATCCCAGACGTACTGAAGAAGGAGACGTTCGTCCCGCCGCAGGGTGTTCAGGAAGCAGCACAGCGCGCGTTGGAATGGATCGCTGAAGGACACGCGGGTAGCGGCTTCACGGATGTCGGTCGTGCAAGGGCAGCGCAGTTGGCTCGCGGTGACGCGGTGAGTGAGACGACTATCGGGCGTATGCGTTCGTTCCTCGCTCGGCATGGCGTGAACCGGAACAAGCCCGGATGGAACGCTGGCGATGAGGGCTTCCCTTCGGGTGGGCGTGTCGCGTGGGATGCGTGGGGTGGTGACGCTGCTGTCTCGTGGACTGAGCGCATCATGGGGCAGATCAGGGATGACGAGAAGCAGTACGAACCTGATGATGTTTTGACGTTGCGCCAGGAACTCATGTACGAGAAGTATGAGTGGATCGCGGAGATGCTTGGGCCGTGGGACGGCGGTATCAGCGGTTCGGGTGCCCACTACATCCCCGCTGCGGATAACGTGTTTGCTGAGTCCGGTATCAAGTGCGCCAACTGCGTCTTCTTCGAGGGTGGCGGCGGCTGCGAGATCCTGACGCAAATGGTTGAGCCGGAGGGTGCCTGCAAACTCTGGATCATCCCCGAGGGACAGGTGAAGGAGACTGTGAAGTCTCTGTCCCGCGATGACAGGTTCCTCCGCAAGCAGGCCGCTAACAGATTCACGCTTGGGCCTCTGTATGTGCCGGACTTCATGGACGCGCATGGCGAGTGGACTGATAGCGACGAGTTGCAGCAGGCCGTGTGGAAGTGGGTTCAGGGTGGCGACCGCACCATCTACCTTCAGCACGATAGGAAGGTTCGGGCTGGCGAGTGGGTTGAGGTCATGACGATGCCGCAGCCTTGGACCGTCGATATGCTGAACGGGCAGGGCGAGTCGATCGGGAAGATCACCTACCCGAAGGGCACCGTCTTCCTCGGCGTTATTTGGGATGAGGGTCCCTGGCGGCAAATCCTGAACGGCGAGTTGCGCGGGTACAGCATCGGCGGATTCTCTGACCGTGTGCTTGCTGATCTCCCGGAAGAGGCTGCTCGGGACGGGATCGAACTAGAGCAGGAACCATCTTTGGCTAAGTCGATCGCTGACGCGGTTGCCGAGGCGATGAGACAATCTCAGCCAGTCGTGAATGTCGTGATGCCGGAGCCTGGTAAGGCGAAGGTCCGCAGGATTGAACGGGACGAGCATGGCAACATCGCTCGCATTATCGAAGAGGATGAGTAATGGCTGGTCTTGTTGATGCTGGCAAGCATTTGATGCTGAACGGTTTCGCTGGCTCTGTCACGTTTGTTTCTCTGCACACGGCTGACCCTTCTACGGGTGGCACGAGCGAGGTGTCTGCTTCTCCCTACACGCGGGAGAGTGTGTCTTGGGCTTCTGCCGCGAGTGGCTCGGTGCAGAACTCGGCGCAGATCGTGTTCGACGTGCCCGGCTCTACTACGATCACGCATCTCGGATACTGGTCGGCATCGGCTAGCGGCACGTTTTATGGTTCGCGTGCGCTGGACGCTAATCAGACTTTCGCGACTGTGGGTACTTACACCATCCCGACTGGGAACATCACTGAATCCATAACGTAATGTCTTTCCCGTACGACGATCCGAGGGTCCCGTATTCTGTCGGGAAGATCCGTTACGACGGTTCTGCTGGTGGGCTTATCCCGGGACTCAATGCCCTTTCTGGCGGCACGCAGGGTGGCACGAGTAGCACGGTCGGGTCGGTATCTGGCGCGGCTGGCTATTCGGGGTCAGCATCAGGATCTTCCGATAATCAGGGTGCTACTACTGGCGCGAGTGGCTTCTTCGGTTCAGTATCAGCGATTGAAGCGACGCCTGGTAGCGCTACTGGTATCTCTGGATTTGTTGGCGCTGCATCGGGGATGCTTGGCAGCGCCGCATCTGCCTCTGGCTCACCGCAGTTCACCGGTCGCGTGGCGGCTGAGGCAACCGTATCGGGGGCTGTCTCGGGAGCGGAAGGCGATCTAGGCGTAATCGCGGGATCAGTAGAGTCCCAGGGCAACGCTTCCGGCTCGCCCGATATCGTGGGCGCTTCTTCTGCCACTACCAGCACATCAGCGTTTATCTCTGGCGCAAGCCTGCTGACTGCTTCCGGTGCCGTATCAGGTCAGGTCACCTCTAGTGCAAGTGGCACGACTGGTTCACCAGGATTGAATGGCTCCGCATATGGCGAGAGTTCCGCAATCGGCGCGGTGGCCCCACTAATTGCCACTGTCACACCAGATGCCCCGGCGAGCGGAGGATACGCCTGGTCATTCTCCGGTGACAGCACGCAGATCACAGACGTGTTCGCTGTTGTAGACGGGATTAGCAGATCTATCGGATCTACGGCTGGCGTTATCGGGTATGTCGGTGCTGTTCACGCACTCGCGCCTAGCATGGGGAGTGCTGACGGGAGCGTTCGTATCCGAGAGCAGGACGATATGGAGGTTCTGGAACTCCTAGGCATCCTCTAACATTGGGGCATGGCTAACTTCGTACGTCCTGGAACCTACGTCAAGGTTGAGACTGATGCAGGCAGGATCAGGCACGTCAGGGTCACGGCTGTAACGGATCAGGACAATGTGACTGTGCGGATCGGGACACCGAAGACGAGCGCTTCAGCCACATTCGATGCGGATCGCGTTGCTTCTACGACCACTCGGGGCACCATCTTCATCGAAGATTAGGCGCTTCCCAAACTCATGTATCATTATCCGTGAAGTAGGAGGTGCGGCTTGGCGCGCAAAGCCCCAAAGATGACTGAACTCGTCATTGAGGAAACGTCTGGCGTCGATCATCCGGCGCATTTGCACGAAGGCTGGCTCGTCATCAAGGCGTCTAATACTGAATCTGTGGCAGATGTGCTCGCCGCTCTGCCCGAACCGTTAGGAGAGAGCATGTCGGAACAGGCCACAGAGGTCACGGCTGCTGACGATGACGTAACTCTTGCCGTCGATGAGGAGAAGATGGACGGCATGGACTACGAGTCGAAGCAGATGGAAGAGGAACTGGCGATGGCGCAGGCGCGTATCGCTGAGTTGGAGGCTCGCATCTCGGAACTTGAGGGTTCCGCTGATGAGATGCCGATGGAGGAGGCAGCCGACGATGTCGTTGCTCTCGCGAAGTCCGCACCTGAGCCGATCCGCAAGGCTATGGAGCAGTTGGCTAAGGCGAAGGCCGAGGCTGAGAATGCTCTCGCGAAGGAGCGGGAGGATCGCGCTGACGCCGACGCCATCGTCAAGGCACGCGACACCTTCAAGCACCTCACGCTCGACCCGGAGAAGGTTGGGCCTGCGCTCCGCCGTCTCGCGGCTATCGACGCCGATCTTGCGAAGAGCGTTGAGGATGCTCTCGCCTCGGCGGACGCGCAGAACGAGTCGGCTGACATCTTCACGGAGGTCGGCAAGGGCTTTGTTCCTGCGGGTGACGCGATCAACAAGATGACTTCCTTGGCTAAGGCAGCGGTAGCCGAGGGTAAGGCCGCGACCGTGGAGCAGGCAATGGCTCAGGTAGCAATCGACAACCCTGCCCTATACAACGATTACCTGAGTGAGAGAGGAGCCTGAGAATGGCTTTCGAGTTCTCTAACGCCGCAGTAAAGACCACGTTCGTCGCTGGTGAGGATCTGTCGGCTAAGCAGTACCACTTCGTCAAGATCGACAATGGCGATGGCGAGGTCGTTGCCGTCAGCGGCGCTACCGACCGTCCCATCGGTGTCCTCCAGAACGCGCCTACCGCTGGTCAGGCCGCGGAGGTCACCATCGTCGGAGGCACCAAGATCGCTTGTGGCGGCTCCGCTTCCTTCGGGCAGCCGCTCTTCGCGTCTGCTTCCGCTACTGCCGTTACGCTTACGTTCGGCACGACCGCTTCAGCCGCGTTCAGCGTCGGCACGTTCATTGAGAACGCTGCTGCTGGCACTGACGTCGCTGCCGTCATCGACTGCGCCAACGCTGCGCGTGGACTCTAAGGAGAGTTGAACAATGCCACAGCCCACTAGCAGTCAGGTCCATGTTGACGCAATCCTGACTAACATCTCCGTTGCTTACCTTCAGCGTGCGGAGTCTTTCATCGCTGACAAGGTGTTCCCGGTTGTCCCCGTGGACAAGCAGTCCGACAAGTACTTCGTCTACTCCAAGAATGACTGGCTTCGTGATGAGGCTCGCGTTCGTACGGATGGCACGGAGTCTGTCGGTTCCGGTTACAACATCACGACGGATAACTACTACGCAGACGTCTTCGCGATCCACAAGGACATCGGCGACCAGACCCGCGCCAATGCGGATGCCCCGATCAACGTGGACCGTGAGGCTGCGGAGTTCGTCACGCACCGACTCCTGACCCGTCGCGAGATCCAGTTCGTGACCGACTTCATGACGACTGGCAAGTGGTCAGTGGACGTTACTGGCGTTGCTGCTTCACCGACTACGAACCAGACGATCCAGTGGAGCGACTACACCAACTCGGATCCGATCGAGGACATCGAGGCTGGCAAGGCTTCTATCCTGAGCACGACGGGCCTGGAGGCCAACACTCTCGTTCTCGGATACGACGTCTTCCGTCGTCTGAAGAACCACCCGGATCTCGTGGACCGCATTAAGTACACGAGTTCGCAGACGATCACGGAGGACATGCTTGCTCGCATGTTCGACATCGAGCGCGTCCTGGTGTCGAAGTCCGTGAAGGCCACGAACGCGGAGGGCGCGACTGGCGCTTACTCGTTCACCACGGGCAAGACGGCGCTCCTCGCGCACGTTGCCCCGAATCCCGGCATCCTGACCCCGTCTGCTGGCTACACGTTCTCGTGGACCGGCGTCTCGCAGGGTCTCGGCCTGACGATCGGTACGTCCTCGTTCCGCCTGGAGTCGCTGCGCGCGACCCGCGTGGAGGCTGAGTTGGCGTTCGACAACAAGGTCGTCGCGTCGGATCTCGGCTACTTCTGGAACACCATCGTCGCCTGATCCGGTATCCATAACTGAATAGCGCGGGAGCGGGATCACCTACACAATGGGTGGTCCCGCTTTCGGCTATCTGCTGCCGGATTGCGATTACACTAGGGAACAGGAGGTTGCCTCATGACTTGGAGTTATTCCGGTAACCCTGGCGCGTCGAACCTTGATCACATCAGGTTTCTTATCCAGGATACGGACACGACAGAGCAACTGTTCAGCAACGAGGAACTGACATTCCTGTTCAACCAGTACGGGGATGCCTACTCTGCGGCGATCGCTGCGGTGACGACGCTGATCGCTAAGGGTTCGCGTGTGGCGGAGGAGTCTAAGACGGTCGGTGACCTGTCTCTGTCCGTGAAGTCCGGCGCTCTTGTTTCGCAATGGGAAGCGCTACTGAAGTATCTGAAGGCAGAGCGGTTCCGTTACGCTCCCGCTGCCCCTGTCATCAACCTGAACGCTATCGTGCCAACTGTCGAACGGGTCGAGGAGGACGAATCCACAGACTTCGTAGTCGGGCAGATGGATAACCGGACATGAGTATCG